CGATGGCGGGCGCAAAGCGCGAGACGCCGCGCACCTGCCCGGCCTCGACCGGGTCGATCACGTGGATGACCTCTGCAGCCGGCACGCGGACCTTTTCGCCCGCCAGGCCGGTTTCGGTCACGTCCCCCGGGTGGCGGCGCAGGAAGTGATAGGCGATCCGCCGGCCGATGGGGTCGAACTCCACACCCTGCCGGATCATGCCGCCCCCAGATACATCGCGGTTGTCATGAAGCGGCAGCATCTCGGCCGGGATCATCTGCAGCTGCAGGGGCACCGACAGCCTGTCCTCGGGCCGGCGTGGGCGAAAGCGGAAGAACACCTCGCCTGCGAGAAACAGCTCCCGCGCCGCGCGGCGCTGCAGCCCGTAGAAGTCGGTCAGGCCCTCGGCGTCCGCCTCCGCGACCCATTCCTGCCAGAGGGACTGGATCGCGGCCTTGCGCGCCTCGTCCTCGACCTTCGAGGTGGGCTTCACGCCGTCGCCCACCGCATTGCCGGTCCAGCTTTCGAGCGCATTGAGGGCATAGCCGTTGTTCCTCACCAGCCAGCGGGCCCGGGCGCTGATCGTCGGGCCGGCCTGCGCGATCAGCGTGTTGACGTGCGCCCGGCTGGCTTGGAAGCGCAGCAGGCGCCGACCCTGCAGCCCGGCCTCGAAGCCGCCGATGAAGGCGCCGATGCGTTTGCGCATTCCCGACATGACGCCCATGTCAGAGGCCCTTGGAGGCGGTGACGCGGGTCACGCGGCGGTTGGCGGTGCTGCCTCCGGCGGCGGCGATCCTCGCTTCCAGGTCGGCAATGGCACGCGCCATTTCCGCGTCGGACCCGTAGGTGACGGTCTTGCCGTCATAGCTGGTGGACCGCACGCCGCGAAAGCGCGCCGCCAGCAGCGCATCCAGCTGCGCCTGCATCTCGGAGAGCGTCATTTCCTACCTCATCATGTTCGGCGTATAGACCCGCCGCTTCCTGCGCGGGGTGCGCGGCTGGCCGGCGGTGGGCTCTGGTTTTGCCTCGGGGTCGTCGATACCGGTCACCTCTTCCTCCCGCGCAATCCCCACCTGCGCCTCCAGCGACAGCCAGGTGCTTTCCGGCCAGCGGTCGGCCCCGAATAGCCAGGCGGCGGCGCGGGCGTAGACCCGGCAATCCAGCGCCTCGTTGCGCTCGCGCATCTTCTGCCATTCGAGTTTCGCAAACCCCCGCCGGTCGCGTCGGGTCACCAGTTGCTCGGCGGTCAGTTGCTTCAGCCATTCGCTGTCGACCCAGTCGGGCAGGTGAACAAAGCCCGGCGGATCGGCGGCGCCCTGTTTCCGTTCCTCGGACGTCGGCCGGCGCAGGCGCAGGAAGCGATAGGTTTCCGACTTGAACACCGCCGTGGCGATGGTCCAGAGCTTTGCGCCGCGCCGGATGCGCTTTCCGCCTTCGGTGGCGTCAACAAAGGTGGGGCCCGTCACCGGAGACGCCCGATTGAACCCCTCGACGCCCTTCACCGGCGCCACCTGCGCGCCGGTCTGCTGGCGGGCCCAGCTATAGACGGCGGCGGATTCATAGCCCGTGTCGATCGCCAGCTTGCCGATCTGCATCTGGGCGCCGTTTTCGTGGGGCCAGGTGCGGGAGAGCAGGTTCGACAGTTCTGCCCAGGCCCCGGGATCTGCGGGGCCACCGTCGATGACAACGTGATCCACCAGCCAGCTTTCCAGCCCGCGCCCCCAAGCCCAGATGTCGATTTCCAGGCGGTCCTTCTGCACATCGGCCCCGGCGGTCAGGAACAGGCCCTTCGTTGGCACCTTGCCGGCCGCCCAGCGCGCGCGGCGCTCGTAGAGCCGCTGCCAGTCCGGTGCCTCGCCGCTTTCCGCCCAGGTCTCGCCCAGGATGGTGTTCTTCAATGTCTTCAAGGCGGAATCGTTGCCCTTTGCTTCTTCCCATTTCCGGGCAATCACCGCCCAGCTCAGCCAGCCCAGCGGCGAGTAGAGGCCGTTGATGTGGAAGCCGACGATCCCGGCCGCCTCGGCTTTCCGCCTGGTTTCTTCATCGGCCGTAGGCTTCCAGCAGGCGCCATTCTCCTCGGCCATCATCTGCGTCTTGAAGCGTTCCTCTATGGCAGCGTCGCAATGCTCGCAGACATAGACCGCCGTCTCGGGCTTGCCCTTTTCCCAGCGCAGGCGCTCGAACTTCAGCCATTGCAGCCCGCCGCAGTGCGGACAGGGCACATGATACCGGCGCTGGTCCGATAACTGGAATTCCCGCTCGATCCGGCTCAGCCCCGTGACTGTCGGGGTCGAAGCCAGGAAGATCTTCGCCCGATGCCCGAAGCTGTTGGTGCGGGCTTCCGCCAGCTGCACCGGGTCGCCCTCGCCATCGACGTCGCCGGGATAGGCATCGACCTCGTCCATGAACACCCAGCGCGCCGGCATCGAGCGCAGCCCCACGGCCGAGTTGGCACCCGTCAGGATCAACTGCCCGCCGGGAAAGCGCTTGGCCAGAACCGTGTTGCCGGAATCCCGGCTGCGCGACGGGCTGACCAGATCCCTGAGCGCCGGACTGTCCTCGATCAGCGGGTCGATCCGTTGTTGGCTCAACCTCTTGGCCAGGTCCACCGTCGGCTGCACCGCCAGCATCGGCCCCGGGGCGCGGTGGATGCAGTAGCCGATCCAGTTGTTGCCGCCCTCGGTGGCGCCGACTTGGGCGGGTTTCATGAACACCACCCGCTGCGCCGAGTTGCTCGGGCTGAGCGCATCCATGATCCCCCGCATGTAGGGGGTGCGCGCAGTGCGATACGGCCCAGCTTCGGAGGCTGCACGGGATGACAGGATCCTGTGCCGGTCGGCCCACTCGGAAACCGTCAGGGCCGGATCGGGGGCAAGTCCCTTCAGCCAGGCGGCCCTGATCTCCTTCGTGCCATTGCTGTCATCCGAGCTCAATCTCGATCTCCGCCAGCTCCGCAAGGTGCCGGCGGAGGTGGTGCTCCAGCACCTGCTCCATCAGATGGGCGTCAACGCCAAGCTCGGCCGCCATGTCGGCGGCAACACGCGGCGGCCAGTTCATCCAGGCGTCGCGCTCGCGCCGGGCAAGGTCGAAGACAAGCGCCGTGGCCTTCGCCCGGTCGACCAGTTCGCCCTTCATCTTCTGCAGGCGCAACCTGGCGGTCTGGGCCTTCAGCACCTCGTTGGCCATGCGCGCGCGCAAGAACGACATCTCGCCGCCCGGGGCGGCGGTGCCCGCCTCGCGCAGGGTGTCATCGACCGCCTTGATGGCTGCTCGGGGGACAGGCTTGCCGGACACATGCCGCCTCATCGGGTCGGTTTGCGCCTTCCACTGCCGGTCGGCCTTCGCCGGGTCGATGGTGCCATCTCGCTCCAGCGTGATGCGGCCTGTGGCGATGGCCTTGCGCACCGCCTTTTCGCTGACGCCCCGGTGCTGGGCATAGGCGCGACGAGAAAGTCCCATGGGAATCCTCCGATCAGATTGCAATCAGGCGGTGGCCCACAACGCCATGATATTGCGGTGATTGTCGTTGATGCGTGCGGCGTGCCGATCAAACGTGATGGTATTCGATGTCCCATTGACTGGAGGTTGCCGTGCCAAATCTCACCGACACCCAATCCCTCATTCTGTCCCGCGCCTCCCAGCGCGATGATCGCATTGCCCTGCCGCTGCCAGGCCGTCTGCGCGGGGCGGCCGCGAAGAAGGTGGTTGCGCCGCTGATCGAGCGTGGCTTGCTGAACGAGGTCAATGCCGACCCCCGCAAGCGTGGCGCGCTCTGGCGCCAGCGGCAGGATGGGTCGTTTGCCACGCTTGCCATCACCGATACCGGGCTTGAGGCAATCGGCATCGAGATTGACCCACCCAGGCCGGAACCAGTTGCCGACCCGGCGCCCGAACCCTCGGCCCAGCGCAAGGGCACCAAGCAGGCGATGTTGATCGAGATGCTGCGCACAAAGAATGGTGCCACCCTCGACGAGATCACCGCGGCAACTGGCTGGCAGAAACACACCGCGCGTGGTGTGATCTCCGGCCAGCTGAAAAAGCGGCTGGGTCTGAACGTGGTGACCGAGGCCGATGCCCGGCGCGGGGGTGTGTATCGGATTGCCGATTGATTGCTGGCGAGGTGCCGTGTTTCGATTGTAATCGATGGCCTCAATATAAAGCCATGATATTGCTGCGATTATAGTGGATAGACGCGCGCGGACGATCAATCCTGTGGGCACGAAACGACACACCACGGAGACCGCCTCCATGCACAGCCAGATCCACACCGTCACCGACCTGATGATCGCTGCCGCCGCGGCCCTGCGCGAGGGCGACCAGGCCACCCTCATGGACCTCATCGAGATCAGCGCCAATTGGCTGCAGCCTGACGCCGAGGCTGTCGCCCAGCGCGCCATGCTGGAGGCGATGCTCGAGGCCATCGACAACATCCCCGACCGGGGGTGATATCGCCACAGGCGCCCACCCAAAGCCCAATCTACCACGTCGCCCTCATGGGGCGGCGTTGTTCGTTGTGGCGCCTGTCGCGCGCACACGTGCCGCCTCGAAGGCCCTTCGCAGGACAAACGAGCGAAGCACCGAGACGACCGAGAACAGGGCGGCCAATTGCAGGTTCTGGCGCAGCGTGGCGTGCAGGCCAAAGGCCGGGAAGGCCAGGACCTGGGTCAGCACCGCAATGCCGTAGCCGACCACGACGTTTGTAATCGCTTCGATCAGAGACATGGTGCGGCTTTGCTTCATTCCTCCCCCTCATCCACCGCACAATTCAGCCGCCAGAGTTCGAACCGCATGCGCCGCAACCAGGGGGACCACGCCGTTGCCGCAAAGTCGAAGGCGGTCCACCCTTCCGGCCAGCCCATCAGCGCCTCGACGAAGGCTGGGTTCAGCGTGCGGGGCGTGGCGGAGGTATTCGCGCCAGGCCTCGAGGTCCCCGGGGCCAGGGGGGAATGCACGGTGAAGTTCGCCAGCTGATCCATATGCCGGCAGCCCGTGCCGTTCTTCTCCACATGCGCCCGGCTGTTCGCCCCCTTGGCATCGCGCGCCGCCGGGGTCGGCCACATGCGGCTCGCGTGCGTCAGGTCGGCCGCCTTCCTTTTGCCCGCGCTGGGCTTGTTGCCGTCGCTCGCCATCGGGGTTGGCCAGCGGCGCAGGAGTTCCGTCCGGTTGCCCCCACTCGACCGTTTGCCGGAGCAGGCGCGCGGGGTCGGCCAGGTGGTCGCCTTCGCGGTGGGCGAGGACGAACAGCCGCTCGCGCTTGTGCGGCGCGCCGACTTCCGCCGCCGTGAACAGGCCCGCCGCAAGCCGGTAGCCCATGTTGACCAAGCTTGCGGCGACCTCGGGAAAGCCGAGGCGGAGATGATGGGCGACATTCTCGAGAAAGACAAAGGGCGGTACGCATTCTCCAATGATCCGCGCGACATGCGGCCAGAGGTGGCGGGGGTCGTCCGCACCCTTCCGCTTGCCCGCCAAACTGAAAGGTTGGCACGGATAGCCCGCAGTGACGATGTCCACCGCTCCACGCCACGGTCGGCCGTCGAAACTGGCAACGTCGTCCCACACAGGAGCTTCCGCCAGGGCCTTGTCTTCCATCCGCGCCACGAGGATGGCCGCGGCATAGGCGTCCCGCTCGACGTAACCCACAGTTCGATATCCAGGGCAGGCGATGTGCAGGCCAAGCTCGAGCCCGCCGGCACCGGAGCAGAGCGAGAGGCCGAACATCTGGTCAGCTCCGGCAGGCAGGCCGGGGGAACATACAGCCACGCCATCCATTGCCTCAACGCGGGTTCTCGGCCACATCGGCAAAGGTCTGGCCGGTTTCCTCCAGCACCGCCTGCTTTCCCGTGGCTTCCTGCCAGCGCCGGATCGCCACATCGACGAAGGCCGGCTGCAACTCCATGGCAAAGACCTTCCGGCCCAGCGCCTCGCCGGCGACGATCTGCGAGCCGGAGCCCGAGAACGGCTCGAAGCAGATCTCGCCCTTTTTCGTATGCCGGCGCATCGGGATGGCAAACACCTCGAGCGGTTTCTGCGTGGGGTGCTCGGCTCCGGTCGGGCGGGCCGCACCCTCCCAGTCCAGTTCCCAGACGCTGGTGACATCGTGATCGTTGCCGCCCAGGTGCGGCGGCTTGTTGCCCTGCTGCCAGCCCATCAGGCAGGGCTCGTGCCGCCAGGGGTAGTAGCTGTGGGTGGGAATCGCGGCGGGTTTTACCCAGACGATCTGCTGGTGGTTGAGGACACCCAGATCGGTCCACACGGCCTCGATCATCGCGGCCCGCTTGTGGGCGTGCCAGCAATACCAGGCGGCGTCCTTGCGGGTGACTTTGATCGCGTTGCGGAATACCGCACGCAGGAAACCCTCGGCATCCTTGATGTCCACCTCGCGGTAGAGGTCGGACCAGTCATGCCCGGCGCCGCCCGGTCGACCGGCGCCGGTGTAATCGACCAGGTAGGGCGGGTCGGTGGAAAACAGCGCGGCGGTCTGGCCATCCATCAGGCGCTCCACGTCCTTCAGGTTGGTGCTGTCGCCGCACAGAAGGCGGTGATTGCCCAGCAGCCAGAGATCGCCCGGACGGGTGACCGGGTCTTCGAGCGGCTCTGGAACCGGGGCGGGGGCAAGGTCGCCCGAGGGCTCGTCGTCCACCAATTCACCCAGAAGCTCATCCAGTTCTGCGTCCGAGAACCCGACCAGGTCGAGGTCGAACTCCATCTCCTGCAGCGCGGCCAGTTCGGACCGCAACAGTTCCTCGTCCCAGCCGGCATTCTCGGCGATCTTGTTGTCGGCAATCACCAGGGCCCGGCGCTGGGCTTCGTCGAGATGGTCCAGCGTGATGACCGGAACCTTGTCCATGCCGCGCTTCTCGGCAGCCAGAAGCCGGCCATGGCCCGCGATGATCACCCCGTCGCTGCCCGCGAGGATCGGGTTGGTGAAACCGAATTCCTCGATCGACGCGGCAATCTGGGCGATCTGGGCATCCGTGTGTGTACGGGCGTTTCCGGCATAGGGGGTGAGTTCGCCCAGGGGCGTCATCCTGATCTTCACGGTCTTTCCTTGCGTTTGCCTGCCCCTGAAAAGAAACGACCCCGCGCGACGGCGGGGCCGAGTTGCCAACAGGGAGGCGGTATCTGTCGGGGGTGCGGACCAGCCCGCGGACCCACTGCGGACCCGGGTGCGGACCCGCGGACCCAAAGTGCGGACCCAAATGCTGGGTCCGCACCCGGTCGCGATTGGCTCAGGGCCCCGTAAAACTTGAGGTTTTCTGTTTCCGACAAGGGGTGCGAACCCGCGGACCGCGGACCCAAAACAACACCCTGTCGCTAGAGAAATGCCGCGCCAAGCCCCCCCGTATACGATTACGGCCCGGGAGGACCCAGGGCGGGGGGAGGTGCAAAGAAAAGCGCCCGCGAGGGTTTCCTGCGGGCGCTAATCTTCGATGGTGAATGTATGAGTCAAGAGGGGCAGGGTTGTCAATGGGGTAATCGGGGCCAGATGACGTGCTGCGTAGGTTTGGGTGCGCAACGGACCTTCGCTGCGAGCACATCTAACTGGTTAGAACTCCCCAAACCTGTCGATCATGCGGATTGGGTCGGGGCTCTTAGGTTTAGCTCACCTTGCACAAAAGCATCCCAGCATCTAAGTTCCTATGCGTCAACGGCGATAGCCAGCAGCTCACGTGGCTGATACTTCTGGTTAAACCTCTGTGTTTTCCTGGGTATCAGCTTTGAGGGTCACTATAGACTCTCTTAGTTGGCGGCTTCGTGTGGATGGAGTTGCAGGTTGCCGTTGACTAAAACGCGAAGGAGATTCGAATGAATAAAAAATCGAAACTCGATCGCCTTGCTTGCAAGCTGCGTTTGTGGCTGCCCGTCATCTACTGGCTGGTAGTTATTACCATTAACAGGCTGCTGAAAAAGTCGACCCTCGACACGGTTTTGCGAACATGATTCACCTTCTGCGGGGAAACGCAGGGGATCATGATGCGCGGTGCGGACGAGACGAGCGGGTCGCTGTTCAGCTATGTCGATCTGGAGGAGCGGATCCCGGCCCGGCACCCGCTGCGCAAGATCAGGCAGGTGGTGAATGACGCACTCGCCAGCCTGGATGCCGAGTTCGAGGCGCTCTACACCGGTTTCGGCCGCCCCTCGATCGCGCCGGAGCGGCTGATCCGGGCCAGCCTGCTGCAGATCCTGTTCTCGGTGCGCTCCGAGCGGCAGTTGATGGAGCAGATGCACTACAACCTGCTGTTTCGCTGGTTCGTGGGGCTCGGGATCGATGACCCTGTGTGGGTTCCCACGGTGTTCAGAAAGAACCGCGACCGGCTGCTGACGACGGAGATGTCGCGCAAGGTCATGGCGGCGATCCTGGCCCATCGCGAGGTGGCGCCGCTGTTGTCGGACGAGCATTTCTCGGTCGACGGGACGCTGGTCAAGGCGTGGGCCTCGATGAAGAGTTTTCGGCCGAAGGCCGAGGTCGCACCGCCCGATGACGACGACCCGGGCGATCCGCCCATACCC